ACATACTTATCGTAAAGATCTAATTCTTCTTTGATGATAGTATCTAAATCTTTTTTTTCATTAAGAATTTTTTTCTCTGCTTCATACATATATTTAGAAACAAATCTTTGAGAAGCTCTACCAATGCTTACGCCAGCTGACATTCTGTATGAACCTTGTAAAGCACGCCTAGTTTGTTCATCAAAAAAAACGTATCTACACAACCAATCAGAATCACTCATGTTATCCTGTGATGGTGAGCTGTGGTCTAAACCAAGTGCCTGATAATATTTAATACAAATATCAGGATCAAAATTATTTAATGCCGATATAGAATTGTTCTTTGTTAAATCAATAACCATTTTAAGCCTTTCATTTTTTAACTTACAATATTCTAAATAACCTTTATGTCAATAATAATAATTGACACTAAACCATATTGGTTTATAAGGGTTTAAAACAGAGAGGTAAATATGAATAAGAATAAATCACAATTAAATAAATTATTAAAGAGGTATCACAGAATGTTTGATTGCTTTGGTAATAGAATAAAAAGGAAAACTAAATGAAACACAAACTAACACAACGCCAAGAAGAAGAAAAGTTAAGCAATAAAGATATGGCTAAAAAATTAGGATTAACAGGAACTAACCCAACAGTAACCTTGTTGCGTTGGAAGAACTGTCAGCGTATTCCGCATCCGAAGTTTATGAAACAAATAACAAAATTAACAGGAGTAACTCCTAATGATTTTTACGAAAGCTGGTATGAAACCCATAAACTTTGATAAAGTTATTATAAGTTGGCTGGATATAAACAGTTGCGACAACGCATGGAATACGGAGGAGGATCTAAAAGACTTAGTTCCTGCTATGTGTACTACGATAGGTTATCTTTATGAAGAGAATAAAGATTGGGTAAAAACTTTTGCAACATATAGTTTTAATTCAGACAGCTTAGACGTAGGCGACTGCGTTGTAATTCCTCGTGGAGTAATTTTATCTATTAAAAAATTGGAGAACTAAATGATTGATCAAGAACTACACATTGAGGATGTAATAGAATTGTATGACGAGAAGATCGTCTTACTTAAAAAAGAAATAGATAGGCTTAATGAAGAAGTACAGGTTCTGAATATGGAACTAATGAAACTGAGAGCCAATGTCATTTCTTAATCACAACATACCAGTATGGAAAGCCAAAGTTAGATTAGAATATTTATACAATAAAGAAAAACATATTGGAGAAGAAGAGGTATGTCTTATCCATAGCATAACTACATTAGAGGGTAGAACTCCATTGTTTAATATTATGCTACCGAATGGTGCTAACTATGCAAGGCTACCAATCACAGCTTTTTTTTCTGATCAGTATAATAGAAAAGATGTAGTTGATTTAGAATTAAAACAAACTGTGTATTGGGATTGCTTATCTTATTACGCTAATGTTATTGAGTATAATGCTCTAGCCACAGCACAGTGTAAGTTTATTGATCGCAATAATAAATTACATAGAGCTAACTATCTATTTAGTATTGACTATGCTCAACCTGATATGAACTTATTAAACATAACTTATAGTGAAGTAAGTGCAGAACATAAGCATCATCATATATTAGAATTAAACAAAGGGGATAAGTGGCAAGGTAATTATGCACTCATGCCAAACAATAAAATATTATTTAATCTACCTAACTTTACAGTTAAAGATCAGATACCAGATTATAAAACTAACATGGAGTATTTATCAGTAGAAACTGACAGTTGGTCAACGAGTGATGATGATAGTTTCTATTATAAAATAAAAAACTAATGAAACTAAAAACGCTTGATTTATTTTCTGGTATAGGTGGGTTTAGTTTAGGTTTAGAATCAACAGGTTTCTTTGAAACGATTGGCTTTGTAGAGAAAGATAAATTCTGTCAAAAGGTTTTAAAGAAACATTGGTCCAACATTAACATTGAGGAGGATATAAGAAATGTCAAAGGAGAAAAGTACCAAGCAGATGTCGTTACAGGGGGATTTCCTTGCCAACCATTCAGCGTTGCAGGAAAAAGAAAATCAACAGCAGATGATCGTTACCTCTGGGATGAAATGCTTAGAGTCATTAGAGAAACAAAACCAAGATGGGTTATTGGAGAAAATGTTGAAGGCATTGTTAATATCAACGAAGGCATGGTACTCAGACAGGTGCTTAATGACTTGGAAAACGAAGGTTTCAAAAGCCAATGTATTATTATTCCAGCTTCAGGCATCGGTGCATGGCATCAAAGGAAACGAATCTGGATTATGGCTTACTCCGACAGCAACAGACATGTCAGTGAGATCAGAAGAGGCAATGGAGAAGAGAAAGGATTACCGGTCCAAGATAGGGAGAAAGACAGTACCTCCAGGCAGTCTATCGGAACAAGTGATGTATGGCAAACCAACAAAGAATATGTACCCAACTCCAACAAGAGGAATGTACAAACAGGATGTGAAAGACAATGGGGAATATGCGAGGAGCATAAAAGAAAAGGGACATCAAATAATGCTGCCAGCATTTATGAAACTTTATCCAACACCAACACAAGACTCAGCATCAGAGAGAACGAAGAAATACAAACAAGGAGGAATGCCACTACCAATGGCAGTGAAGATGTTTCCAACTCCGAGTGCATCTTGCCACATGGATGTAGTAGCACCACCAGAAACAGTAACACAAAACAATCAGGGTTGGAGTGTAACGAGAGTGGGAACAGGAACAAAGTTTGGTGCGAAACTGAACGATGTAGTGAACAAGTTGGAAGTGGAAATGTATCCAACTCCAACGACAAGGGATTACAAAGACTCAACACTGAGCAACTCACATCAGAACAGGAATTCAGATTCACTTCCAGTAAAGATGATGAAGGAAGGAAAACCTGGTGGCAGACTCAATCCGAACTTTGTGGAATTCCTAATGGGGTATCCTATGAACTGGACAAAGATAGATCCAACAGAATAAAATCTTTAGGAAATTCTATTGTACCACAGATCGCAAGACAAATTGGATTATCAATTATGGAGGCAGAATTAAATGGATAACATTCAAAGCGGAGCTTATCATGGCAAGATATAATTATTTTGTAGGTGGATTTGGCGACTTCTATTCCGAATGGCATAGAAATAAATGTAATGATATTGCTTACATAGATATTGATTCAGTTCCTATCTGTATTAATAAACCTTGTTGGAAACCATTGGCAGTCATTGAAACTGTATATGATACTGGTAAGAACTATAAGAAATATACTAATGTTGTAGAAGCCATAGCACAAGGCTTAAATATACCTTGTTTTTTGCTATACTATAAACCTATACCAGATACGGATAGCCTAGAGTTCAAAGTTCAGCGTCTATACCCCCTTAAAAATGGTTTAAAGGGTACTTTAGAGCCTATCTTAGAAGAAGAATGGTACTATGTTATGTTAGATCTTCAAATTCAACATGATAAAGTGTGCAAACATAAGGTAAAACGTGCCTAAATATAAGCAACATATTAGAGTACCTACTGGTTTATTTGATCATCCTGGCTACAAAGGCTTGGCAGATAACAGAAAGCCTTATGCTTTAGCGATCATTGTAATGCTTTTAAAGTATGTAAATCAAAAGAAAGGCGAGTGCTTTCCTAGATACGCAAAGATCAGAAAGGATTTAGGATGCAGTAAAAAAACCCTAACCAATTATATGCACTTGCTTTCTACTGCTGGACTGATTAAAATTAGGCGGCTATCTTCTACTAATCTATACACAATTAACCCTATTCTACTGGTTAATGAAGTGAACCTAGTACAGGGGGTGGGGAATATGGTACACATCAGTGGCGTACCTAATGCACATATTAATAAAACATATTTAAATAAACATATTGTATTAACTAAGAATAATAAAATGAATAAGATAGATATAAATAAGGTAGATAAGATAATTAATAGTAAAGATATAGATAAACAGACTAAGATAATAGAACTAGCTAGTGTACCACTGCCAGAATTAAAACAATGTATAGATAAACATCCTTACTATGTACAAAAGGCTATTGAGTACCAAGAGCAAGTGGCTCGTGATGCAAGAGCTGTGCCAAAAATTGTAATGCAACAGAAGTTATCAGCTGCGTTGCAAACCAATGCCAAGAATAGATCAGCAGCTTACAAAGCAAAGGTTGCTTATAACAAAGCCAATAACATTAAACCATGGGAGATGAAGAAGAATAAATTTTAATGATATGGCAGGATTTAAATCCAAGAAGATATTCTGTTCTGGTATGTCAAAGCTATCTGGAAAGCCATGTCAGGCAAAAGGGTTTCCAACCAATAGCTTTAACAAACATGGATTCCAGATTTATAAATGTAGATTTCATGGTGGTCAGAATACAAACTTTTATGGATTTAGGGACAGAACTAATAGAGGAGGGTATAACAAGCCAGGTTATACAGATGAGAAGAAGATTAAAAGCCTTGCAAGTTTAAAACAATTTAGAGATAAGGATTTAGATTATGTCAGAAATTACTACGAAACCAAAGTCAAGCCAAGAGTTGATAACCTTGGAAGATACAATTCTAAATACAGTATTAGAGCAGCTATCCGAAGGAAAAACTCTAGCAAGTATAAGGAAGGAAAAGATCTTACCTTGCAGCTTGATAATGTTTTATCAATTCTTGAATCAAGAGGGAAACAAAGAAATCAAAGCCAAAATTGAGGAAGCCAGAAAAATAGGGGTCCAGAATATAGTTGATAAACTTTTAGATATTTACCAAGCCGATATAAATCAAGACACACTAGATCCAAATCTTATTAGTTGGATAAGAGAAAAAACAAAATTCATACAATGGATTGCAGGTAAGACTAGCGATTTATATTCAGATAAAAAGGATTTAACTTTAAATAAAACTACCAATAACATTGTTGTGAGTTGGCTTGATAGTCCAGAACTTGAGCAGAAATATACTCAATATGAGAATATTAAAGAAGATAAAAAAGAAATTATAGAACAGTAATTATTTTTTATAATTCCAAGCTATAACAAAAAATAAAGCCAAGATAATAAAGCCAAGTTCAAATATATTATAGCTTAGAATTAAATCACTCATTAGTTAATCATTATATACATGATTGAAATTATACCAATCATATTGATAGCTCCTAAAAACAAAGCCAGGATATAGTAAAATGTTGTCATTAAGCATGCTCCATTTCATAATTATCTTCTATTATTTTGTGAGTTAATAACCTTCTATTGTCTAATTCACACTCAATTAAACGCTGATATATAACTTCTTTTATGTCTTTTATTTGATACGAATTATAAAGATCGTATTGATTAAGAAGTCGTTCATCGTTCAATCGTTTTATATGTTCTTGCAGTTGTTGAATTGATGTCATTATTTTCCATTGTTTAATGTTGATGGGTTTAATTCAAACATTACAAAGCCATCGTTGCTTGGTAATTTTTTAAAGCCAAGATCAGTTAGTTTTTTGTATTTGTTTTTAGATCCATTCAGTAATTCATTACTTGTTTTATCTGTATAGATCTTATTTTTTTTATTATATGTTGTTTTCATTATGCAGCCTCCTTCATTCGTTGTTTAAACTCTTTAAATGTTTCATTCATCTTCCATTTAAAGTTTTTTAAATAGTATTCTTGATATTCTTTGTATTGTTTTT